CTAACATTTGAAAAGTTGGCACGGTTCTTGCTAGGGGAATAGATGAAAATAAATACTTGACTTTTGGTGGTATATGTGTTATAATGAAAGGTTAAGCATCTATTACTTTATCGAAGTAAAGCGTTAAAGTATGAATTGAGTTCATATATCTATGACTTGGATATATTGGAAAAAATCAGTATATCGTGATATAATATAGACATAAAGAAAGGGGCATAAAGAATGTTAGACAAAAAAGTGTTTATGAATCAGTTCAACGAGGATATGTTAAATTGCCGCAATGCGCAATCTCATGAACGTTATGAGACAGCTGCTTTTTATAGAGGCTGTGCGCAAGGAATGCTGACTACTTTGTATTGGTCGGGGATTGTTAGTGAAGCTGAGTATTTAAAACTCAATGATCGTATTAGGCGTTCTATAACAATGGAGGAGGATTAAAATGAAAAGTATGATTATTGGCACTGTAATTAAATTGGAAAGACTCAATAATAGCGTATGGGGCAACCCTCGTTATTTTGTAACTATAAAGGATGAAGCTGGCAACTTCTTCTATGCAAAGACGGCAAGCGACGTTAGTTGCGGTTACTCAATAGGTAACTATTATGGCAAGAAAAAGGTTTTTCATTATCATATAACAAAAGCTGGCAACAATATCATTGATGATATTGATCCGATAGTGTAAGGGGGGTGTAGATATGAAAAGAAAACTAAGTGGTGAAATTAAGGTTGCTGGATACTATCCCGTAGCTGGTTTAGAATCTCTTTTGGTGCTCTCATTTGAGGATGCTTCCATTTGGGAAGAACAAAAAGGGAAAGAAGCTATTGCCTTATGTTGGCAAGGCAAGTTACATTTTCGGCAGCTTTATTTTAGGGGAAATGGCCCCTGTTTTAAATTTTTTAACAGATGGATATACCTTAGTGAAATAGAACGCACTGAGGGCACACATGACTATATTGTACTATGAATAACAGGGAATGGGCTATAGCAGTACTTTACACGCTGAGTACTGCAATGGAAGCCTTATTTATTACAGGCGTGTGTTGTAGCGAATCTGATATAGCCATTATATGGCTTATATTGGCGGTTGTATGGGGTATAGTAATTATATCGTCATTGTTTAAAGGTATTGACGATGACGACATACAGGAGTAGAATATACCTTGCTGATTTTATTCCTCAACCGGACGGAACATAAATGTATTGTAGATGAAAGGGTGGCGTGTCCACCTCTTTTTGTGTGCCTACCGCTCACTTTAACGAAGTAAAGTGTTAAAGTATTACAACTGCATATCGTTATTGTGCTACTTACATAGGACAGTGGGTCACTTTAGCGAAGTAAAGTGTTAATGTGGTAAACCAATAAACCACTCAAAATAAAAATAAGGATACAGTCTTATTACAGTACACAATTCTGTGCACCTGACAGCCTGTATCCTTATTCAAAACATAGGGGTGGGTTAATTTATCGCTAAAATATGCCAGAGACCTTCCAGAGCCTCTCAGAGCCTCAGAGGCCTATAAGTCAAAGGCAGAGCACATGCTCATAGGCATCTGAAGATTACAGTAAGCGTCAGCAGAGTTACAGTCAATGGTTTTAAATTTATTCGTAGCAGAGCTGTCTACTTCTTTGTGATAGACCTGTATCTTCCAGTCTTTGGCGAACCGGACGAAACCATTGATGGTGAAATAGGTATTCTCTTTATCTCTGCCAAAGAGTGTACAAGCGAAGTCTGTAAGCGGTGGTGTAGTCCAGCCCTCACCAATTTTAAGAGTTTTCGGGTAACTAGCAATATTAACAGGCACATTGGAAATAGCGAGACGAAACCGACCATCCAACATGACATTGACAGCTCCGTCAGAGAATGTACTTCTAAGAGAAAGATAGTTCTTGATGTTATTATTCGTGCTGTCAACTGTGCTATCCATTTCAGAGGAACTAAAGTTATAGAGGCTGTATTCAATTGTAATATTTGGTTCAGAGCCAAGCACAACACCACTTAAAGTCTGTGCAAGGGCATCCTGTCCAGAGGCGTTAGGATGGATTCCGTCAGAGGAGAAATAGCTATAATCGTGCAACGTAAATGCTGTACTCGTAATAATCTGCATACCAGAGGCGCGACAGCTTCTTAGATTTGAGCATAACGTTCTTAACTGGTTTCTTACTGATGACTGACTAGACCAACCAATGAACGCAAATGTGCAGTCAGCATAAGGATATAACTCCCTGCACCTGCTTGCAAAAGCATTTGTTGCATTGATTAAATCAGCCTTTGACTGGTCACGGTCATTCATACCGCCTGCAACAAGTACCAGAGAAACATTATTTCTGTCGGCTTCACTCATTGAAGCACCAGCTTCATTTAACAGGTCAATAAATTTCTTGCCTGTGCTTGCTGAAACGTGGGAAAACCCAGACCCGCCAGAGTATTTGTTAACAAATGTACAGTAAGTCATACTCGATATGAGTTTTTCACCCCAGCCTTGAACATTGCCGTCTGGCGTATAGCCTTCGTCATAACTATCACCAATAAGTACGACTTTTTTATTAACTCTAGTACTGTTAAATTCCTGTCTCAGAGCTGATAACAGAGTACCATTATCATCAATATTCTTCTGTAAATTTGTGTCAGCTGTTTTTCTGTTACTTACTTCATTATTAATTGCTGTTTGTAAACTGCTGTCTGTATACTGCCTGTCTTCCTTTTCCTTGTCAATAGCTTTTTGAAGTGCTGTGTCTGCTTCTGTTCTAGCACTTGTTTCATTGGCAATACTCTTTTTAACTTCTGTATCATCATACCGAGGTACATAAACATCAGTACTACCAACACGTACAAAATCAAATTCTTTTCTATCTGCCATTATGATACCTCAACTTTCACTGTTACAACATTTGTATAATCAACACGCATTCTGTTATTAACTCTTAATCTGTACATGTAGTTATTCCTATCCGTTGTCGCTACCAGACTTAACTTGTAAGTTTTAGCACCCTTTTCAGTACAATCAAACCAAGTTGTGCCACCGTCTGTACAATACTGCCACTGATAACCTGTTGCACCTGCAACAAAAGCTGATAAATCAACTGTTTTTGCTTCTTCATTTACAGTAACATTTTCTGGTTCGCTTAGAATAATCAAAGATTGGTCAACAATTAATGCTCGTTTATCTTCATCATAAGTTAGTGAAACAATTAAGTCACTAATATAGCTTTGTAAGAGCTTATAAACAAGGTCTGGTACATTATCAGCATTATCAATCAGTTCATTGACTTTTTCATACAAGCACTGTAAATTATCCTGTAATGAAAGTGCATCATTATAAACGATGGGAAGAACAGCACTAAAAGGCCATATTAAATATAACTCATTTTTCATCTTATCACCTCACTAACTTCTATTAATTACTATTATTGTAGTATTATTTATTTTATCACCGATTTTGCATGCTACCTTTAAATTGTTACCACCATTTACACCATAGCCGTCTGAGTGGATTGCATTATCATCATATATTTTTATAGTGATAATATTACGGCTTGCGCCATATACTGTATATGTTGTCCAACTTGTATCATCGTTTGAGACTAACCAAGTGACATCATTAATATCATAACTGCTAGGTACAGCACTACTAAAAGTGGCTGTCAATTCAACAGATGTACCTATTGTTACAGGCGAACTAGGTGATTTTTCAATATTTATGCTTGCTAATGGGGCATAAACACATACAATATCAGAATAATATGCAACATTACCAACAACGACTTGTAATCTGAACGCAAGTGTATTGTTTGCTAAATATCCGTCCTGTTCAATATCAGTTGTGTTATTTTCGTCTTTATCTGTAGCACCTGTTAATAATGAAGTTGGCACGGGTTTACTACTAAACTTACCAAAAGTGCTAGTTTTTAACCACTGCATACTGGTTACAACACTGTTGTTTAATGATTTATTTATTGAAAGAGCTAAGTCAACCAATTTATTTGTTTTATACATTTCATAATATGAATACCATTTAATCATATTGGCTCTATTATCCCAGTTGTTATTTGCAACACCGTTAAATGTTGCTGAACCACAATCAAAATCAATCATATGAACAGTAGTAGTTATAATGTTTGATACAATGGTAGAGCCATCAACGTTATTTGTACAAGTAAATCTCCACTGTACGCTCTTATTTGTTCCTACTTCACCACTACCAACGCTAATACCATTTGTTTTACTTCCTCTGTCAATGTAATAATACGGGTAGATATTTTCATCATTATACTGGCTTGTTACCCAACCGTCACCAATGTTAAACTGCCATTTTCCGTTAGACATAGGAAAACCAGTTTTTGTATAGCTCACTTTATTCTTACTATATAAATCAACATAATCATCATGGTCATAATAATTCTGTTCGATAGATACTTCTGCTTTGATATATTCAATAACTATAGCTTCTGTATAGTAAGTATACCTGTCATTCTGTAACTTGCATCTAAACTCTTTTTTATCGCCACTGTTATAAAATGTAACAGGTACTTTACATTTTGCTGTATTAGAACCCTCTGCTTCTAAATCAACAAACAACCCGTTATCATTTTTATACTGCCACTGATAAAAAGTAACATCCCCTTTAACATTACTTACCCCTACTTCAATGTTTTTGACAGGAGTATAAACAGGTGATTCTGGTTTAATCAAATCGCAACTGATAGGATTTTCAAAAGCAATACACTTTAATTCTTCGCAATATCCACCCTGTAGCTTCATATGACTGGCATAAACATCCAGTAACTTGTCAACTACTTCTTTAACGTTTGTATCATCACCAATCAACTTGTTGATTTTAAAAGCCAATTTATTCATACTTTCAAGCGGTGTGATATTTTCATCATAAATGGTTGGCGCAAGTGGTCTATTGCCTATAGGAAAAAAATTATTCTTCTCCATCAAAACACCCCCAGTCCCAAACCTGCATAAACAAGTCACTTAGTTCACTAATAATCATACGGTCAATATTCTTTAGCTTTTCTGCATACTCATTAACCATGTATGCATAAGTCATACTGCCTCTTTTACCTGTGATATGCTGAACATAATCTTCGGTCGTATTAAAATTACTGTTTGATTTTAAAGCATTGGTATTCTTATTTGTATTCGTACTGTCTGAGATATCGGCACTAGACAAATACCTGTCGCTTTTGATGCCATCCAAACCGCCTTGCGGTGTATTGCTGTGTCTGTTGATATCCTGTCCGCTATATTCGTTGTTGCTGTTGCCACTCGAATTAGAACTATTGTCACCTTTGCTTTTTCTGTTGTGATCAATAGTCACATCTGTATCACTGAGAATATCATAATCTTTATCAAAAGCTTTGTAAAGCTTATTATAATACGGCATGATAACAGATAACTTAGCGTCAAGTCTCAGCTGGAATAATCCAAAGGTTTCTGAGCCAATCTCCCTTGTATAATAATGCTTTAATATCTTCTTTGCAAGTACAGGGCGATATTCTGGAGTAAAAGTGACAAAAGACGGTGGGAATATCTTATCCCAACTCTTGTCAATAACTTCATCAATAGACATATACCCTTTACCACGTTCATAACCAGCAAGAGACTCACATATATATCTGATTTGTGTTGTATAACTACTCATATTTAAAACCTCTTAATCATAGATGTTGCCAAAGATTTATCTTTCAGATCTGAAAAAACATCGTCTTCGTCCTCTACTTCTTTGTTAGGTTCGTCCCCGTCATCAAAGAACCATCTAACATTAATACCAAAATTATTTCTAATCTGTTCTGTTGCATAATCTCTAGCCATTGTTCTCGAACGTCTGTTTGCAAGTGCATCAGCATTGCCTGAGTCAACTTCACTAGTAATCATTCGCTCTTTCTTCTGAGCAATAACACTTGTGATACCGAGCATTGAGTTACCTTGATTATACAATCTCTGCTGTGCTTCAAGTAAGTCCAAAGCAACAAAAGGTGCATTTAATTGAATAGCCTGTATATCGTCTGTATTGAACTTTTTAGATACTGGTATATACGGTTCATCAGCATCAACTTTAGCAATCATGTTTTTCATTGACAACTGTGAATTTTCATTACATGCAACAACCACTGGTGTTTTCTGTGCTGTACAGTTAACATCAATCGTACCGTCAAGTCTGGTAAGCCTGTACGCTAACCCAACAAAGGAACGATAGTTATTGATTCTCATGTAGTTATCCCATATAATAACAAACTGCCCCTTCTCAAGAACTTTATTGTAATGTGTCCAGGGATTCCATACAGTAATTCTTGTGGGATTTCCATAACCGTCGAATACGCCCATGCTCAAATATTGCATACACGCATACTCTTCTGCGTCTTCATCATAGAAGAAAGCTACAGAACCTAGTTCAAAAAGTTTGAGGGCTAACCAACGAGCATCCACTTCAACTGGTAACCCCTCAACTCTGTATGAAGCGATAGCGTTATTTGCAAACTTAAATAACCACTTGTTATACTCGACTCCCTCTTTGTAAATCTTTTGAAAGAATCGTCTTTTCTGTCTACTCACTCTATCACCTCACTATATTTTATTATTTGCTGAATAATTATGGAATGTAGTTTTCCAAAACGTTACACCACTTTCAATAACGCTTTTGATAAGCATTTCAGCTTCAACAGGTATCTTTCCAGTAAGGGCTACATTTTTACATTTAATGTAGTTCCATGATGGTCTTCCATCCATCTGTGGTCTTTTCACTCTGTTAACTTTGTACCCGTACATGTCAAAGAACTGGTCAATCGTTCTAGCATATTCTTCACGGATTTGCTTAACATAGCATCGTGCATCTTTTAACTGATTAGACCATAAAACAGAACCGCCACTTGCACCGGATAGACGGCTAGTGTCATGTGTATCTTTCGAATGCTGTGCTAATGAATCAAGGATTCCTGCACCTGCACTTGTTATTGCACCACCTGCACCGCCTTGTACATATCCGCTAATAGCGTTGCTTGCACCGCTTACAACACGTCCGCTATATTTAGCCAAAGCACCTAAAGTTAAGCCTAAATCTATAGAACCTTGTGGTAATTTTTCTGTAATCTGTGAAAACCCATAGGATGCAATCTCAGCTTGATATGCATCATACATGAAAGAACCCTTTTCACCATAATTTATGGTAAATCCTTTACTAAAATCTGTTGCTTCTGTACCTTTATACTTTCTAGGCGCAATAACTACTTGCGGTTGTGTACCTGTATTACCTCTGATAGTAACAGTTGGCAAGCCGTTGAATAATTCTGGATGCAGTACCATGTTGTCACCTGTTGGTGCAAATACAAGATAATCACTGTAAGGAGAACAATAAAGCTTGTTGTTGTGTGGTGTATAACTACCAAAATTTTTTGATATACTCGGTAACTCTTTTTGTTCTACAAATATACCACTTGTTGCTGTAGGCTGTAGCTCCTTTGGAATTGTAAAAACCTGTATAATAGTATTCTGGTATCCGGCTGTAATAAGTGACTGCAAGAATGACAGTAACTTTGTAGGGTCTTCTGAAAACCCAATTTTTGAGCCTTGAAAAACTCTGCCTAGCACTGGCTTGTCATACCATGTAGGCTGATTCTCAATCGGCTGTAACTGTGTTTCACTGATAACAATTTCACAACCGTAAACGACATTATACGAAAAATCAGTAAGCAGTGATTCTTTACTAGCCACTAACTCACCATACTCCAAGCCCTCTGGTATAGTATGCAACCCGACTCTATCATCAATCACATGCTCTCTTTCAACAAAACATTCACCGATTTTACAGTCCATCCACCATGTCTGCCACAAATCAATTGTGTAATGGACTTCCGCTGTTCGGTTGTTCTCGTAACGCACCTCAGTGATAAATGCATAAAACCACCTATCACTGAAAGCACTGTTCTGGAACATCATGTAATTAGCTGAATAGATATCATCCGCCCAAGCATCAATCATAGCGACTCCGTCACGAACATAGCAACATTTGTCGTATGTTTTAATTCTATGGTCTAACATGTAGGACTGTTGTTCAGCCCTACTGTTAAACCACTTGATATGATTGTAGTCACGGTCACATTCAACACCAGATAAAATATAAATGATTGAATCTGGAATGATGTATGCCATTTTAACTCCTATGTTGTATAATCTCCTGCTCTTACTACAAAATCCTTTGTTATATTAGTACCGCGAATTTTTGCTGTTACTTTAACAGTGCCATAATAATTAGTTGTTTTTTCAATCGTTTTAAAAGTAACATAGCCGTTAGGATAAACTACAGCGCTATTTGTATCGTCTGATTTTAAGTTCCATATTAAATCACGGCAACCACCTTTTACTGTAGTAACATTTGCTGTAAATAAAAAACTAACATTAGTTCCTACATTTGGGGTTGAATAAAAGACTGTAGCATTTGTTGTATTATTAGGCAAATTGCTAATAGTAGTATTAGACGCTGTCTGTGCTTCAACTAAATTATTCGGAATAACTGCTACTGCATTTGCAAATGGACTAACAGCATAAGTCTGCCACATGTGCAAGAAATAGTTATGATCTAATGTATTAGCGACAGGCATATCACGCATTTCAAACACGTTGTCATAAATCTGAACAAAATCTTCGTCAATGATAACGCCTGCAACTTTATTAAGGAAATCCATATCATCTGCGCTAGGTTCTTCATAAGTAGGGTCATTAGCAAAAGCTTTGTTAAGTCTTGCAATGTCAAGCTTACCAAGGCCATCAATCAGAATACGTCTATTCAGATAATCAGCATAAGGTAACTGGAAAGCAGATGCTAAAACATTTGTATCAATGTTTGCATCGTAATCGGTATTGATTAAGATAACTTTCTTATCTGATTCAGTAAATGTAGTTACGCCTGCAATGTTGTAATCTGTGCTCATAAACTGGAAATCATTGGATACTTTACGCATCTGAGTTGCACAAAGTTTGTACTTATCAGCACTTGTATCGTCAAATCTATAGTAAGCGAGCTTACCATTTAAGATATGCTGACCAATCAGATATTTTGTGATATTGAATTCGTCATAAGCCGCTGCTGTGTAAACAGACTGGATAATACCGCTGATTAACTCATCCATGCCCGACCATGACTTAAATGCCGATTTAAGCATAGCTCTGTTAACTGTAACAGGATAAGTTAACTGGGAATTCATGATATAGAACGATGTCCTAACATCTGGTTCATATCTCTTAAACAGGTTAGAAGCTGTATCAGATCCACTTCCTGCAATCTCACCGTACTGGTATAGCTTTGCAATATTAACAAAAATATCCTCTACTGTTTCACCTACATCAATGACACCTTTTTTCAGTGTTGCAAGTGGGTTAGTGTACAGACGGCTTGCAATTCTAGCAAAAGCAATCCTGTTAACCAGTGTTGAAAGAAATTCATTTTCAAGTGCTGGGTTATTCATAATGATAGCCCCAATTCCTCTAAGGGAATCGGCATCTACTGTTACATACGGAACATAATCTTTGTAGTAAGTAGATGCTGAATTTTTTACAGCATTGATAATATCCGCACTAATATTCGTATTTGTTGCAATTCTCGGTTTTGTAGGCATTTATTTACCCTCACTTCCATATAATAAATCATTGAGATTAAGACTTTCCAGTCTTTCCTCTTCGTCAATAGGTTCTTCTTGCTTTGGTTCTGGCGTTGGCGGTACAGGTGCTTTACCCTCTTTGAAACGTTCTGTATACTTCTTACGCCATTCAGCGTCGTTATCCTCATACTTCTGTTTCCAATTTTCTTCGTCAACACCTTCATTGTCAATAGTTTCAAGTAAAGCAATTGCTTCATCATCTGTTCTATCGCCTAAAAATTTAGTGATAGCGTCTCTTGTTGCCTGCAACATACTTTATTCCTCCCTATAACACTTGTTGGTTAACTTTTTATACACATCTTCATATAATTCCTGTTTATCTCCATTATATGTATACTCAGCATAGATACCGTCACCACTAACTGTAGTCGACACAAGACACTTGTAATTCTGTAAGGTTTTACATGACCAAACAATAAATACATTACTTAAATCAATAGGCGGTATCTTATGAGTACCTGATGGCCCATAATTGTTGTACCATTCAACAAGTTTCTTTTTACATACACTTTGAAAATGCTCCATTTCTGTGATAATCATAGTTATTTATACCTCACTAACGTCTTAAACAAGGATACATCCATATAGGCATCCTTGTTCTAATTCCTTTACCTGTCGGTAGTGACGGGCTGTAGCCCTGTAACAGCGTAAAATAATACTGTGCATATTTTGCTCGGTCTTCCAAAGTTGCTGATGGGTCAGCTGGTCTTTCGTAACAATAGACAAAACACTTTGCCATATATCCAGCATCATCCGTGGCAGTTGCGAAAGCATCCATTGTCTGATATCTTCTGTATTCCTGCGGAACACTTGAAAAATTAGGATACCATTCAGTAGGGTTATTGTTTCTTTCATCATTTAACCTCTGACACTGGCAGTTGCCGTTTGCATCTAAATCGGTCTGCCAGTTAGGGCAATTCTGATTTAAATAAGGAATAATGGTATCAACTGCTGGTGTCCACTGGACAAGACCGTAACCTCTTTCATCTACTGCTACACCTTGTTCATAAAGGTCAGCGCTTATAAATGACTCAATGGTCATGTTACCAAGCATTGCGCAGATAGCATTAATACTCCAACCTAAAGGAAGTAAAGCGTTTGCTACACAATACGCATTGTTGGTAGATTTCTCATTGATATACTCTTGTCCATACCCTGTGATTGACTGCCAATGCAAGTCGCTGGGAAAACTGGGAGTACCCGTATCAACATTCGGATAGATAAAGCCTTGTAAATAGCCATTCATCCATGATGGTACATAGCCATTACTTTTCTTACATTTTTCAGTCCAGAAATATTTGCCAGAACTCCATCCACTGTTGCTTGTAACAATGCCGTCACTTGTTATCTGTTCAACAACTGCAACGTGTCCTGCACCGCCATTGTTGTATCCATAACAGGCAATAGCACCTAACTTTGGTTCGCTTCCTTTTGCATATCCTCTTGTACGACTGTACCAATTTGTAGCATTACTAGTAGAAAGTCCAGACGGATAAACACCATTAATCTCATAGAATCTGCCCCAAGCATACCATGTACAGTTTCCGCCAGTCTGCTGAGGGCCAAGGTTACTCTGATAGAAGATGTTATCAGAATAGTAATATTTGCTACCCCTCATGCCATCTGTATTCAGTCGTGGTGTAAAAGCCATTAACGATCACCACCTAAAAGACAAGCCCACATCTTAGAGCCACATGAAGAATCTTGCTTGCCTACAGCTGTATTGCCATAAGCGTTCTGAATCTTCTGAAACAGGTTGATAGCATAAACAAGATTATCACCACAATGACCATCAATAGCAAGTGGTTTACCATTCTTTCCCAAAATACCAATTGCTCTCAAAACAGCCTGTAAGATGTAAACATCCTGTCCTGTACTGCCCTTTTTAACTGTTTTCAGACTTATCACCATCCTTACTCAACATGTCGCACAAATGCTGAATAGCAAGTGTGTTGTTATTCAATGCCAGTGTGACCTCAGACATTTCATTTTTGTGCTGTTCGTTAAGTTTAGCAATATCTTCCCTGTTTCTGTCTGTGGAATATTTAATATACCATCCCATACCAATCGCACATACAATAGGGAAACCAACTGTCCCGACAGCCTGCATCAAAGCGTTAACATCCATAAGCTTCCTTTCTGAGTCCACCGTCTTGTTGTATCATAGAATAAAGAATAACTTATAGCAGAGGTCAGTCCTTTCTAAAATTTAAAATAGAGCCAATTGTTTCGGTGGACTCTGATATCCTGCATCGGCATCTCAGCCTTTCAGATTGATGCAAACAACTAGCTCTATTGTTATTATAATTCAATTATGAAATTTTGTCAAGTATCTATGAAATTAAGTTAACAAGCCTAATTTATCAATGGCATTTAGGAATCTGTATTTGCACGAATATGTTTCATAGTAGATATAGCCTAGGGCATCCCATTCTCCATAGATAGAATATTTCATCTTAAATGCCTTCTTACTGTCTTTGTTACCATCGTAATAATCTTCAAACTCACAATATTTATGAGTGCTTATATACATGAAGTTCGATCGGGATTTTGATAGATAAATATAGATTTTGCCAAACTGACAAACAGCAATTAAATCTTTTGGATTGCCATACTTTCTCATAATATGCGCACCATCATTATATGAGAACTCATTGCTATTAGCCATCTTTGCAAACTCAGACTCATTTCCGATAGCCTTAAATAAAGCCGTTTTCTTTCTCATTTCTGAAATAGGCGACTTCATGATATTAAGAAGAAGTATTCCCCTGTCTTCCAGAAACCTAACCTCTTGCCCTTTTCTTTGCATTTCGTCATAAACATCAACTAGATTAAATGTATCGAGAACTGCATTATAAATATTATTTGAGTTAGCCATCATCCACATGCGAAGTGGTGGCTGTCCTAATACTTCTCTGTTACCAGAAACAGTGACATACATATTTGTAACAGCATCACCCTCATTTTTAATACGGTTGACATGGTTCTCTGGGATAAATTCGTCATAGATAATATCTGTGATCGTACTACCACCAAAACCACGATATTTACTTACAGACTTTAACGAAACTGCAATTCCAATATCCTCGTAGATTGGCTTTTCTTCCTCAGTCCATCCAACTATGCGGACTATTCTTGAAGCGTTCCGTTCTTTCACAATATGAATATCTTCACCCATATCTTTATTTAACTGCGCGAATGGATTGTATTTTTCAATAGAACACAAGTCTATTTCGTCCTGCGTTCTTCTAACTAGCATAGGCGTCCACTTTTCCTCAATGCACCGCTTAAATACACCATAGGTTTTACCGACCTGTCTTGCACCTACCATTACTATAAATGTCGGATTAAAGCCTAATATATAATTAAAATTCAACCATCCGTCTTTATCATATAAACTCATAAAACCACCTTTCTAAATAGAAGAAACCACCTAATAAATAGGTGGCTCTTCCGTTATATTAAAAGGAGAAAAAACAATGGTCTATGCATAGCTATTATTAGAAGCACTTTCTGCTTTGCTCTCGACAAATTCCTGTTCTTCAATAACAACATCTGTTGTATAAACACGCCCACCGTCTTTGTTAGTGTAACTGCCTGTCTGTATTCTTCCTGCAATCATAATGCGGATACCTTTGTGAAAATACTTTTCAGCAATCTCTGCCTGACGGCCAAAAGCTACACAATTGATAAAATCAACATCTGGTTCGCCGTTACGCTTAAATACACGATTCACTGCCAATGAGTAACGAGCAACTGCTGTAGACCTTTCGCCCTGTGAATATCTAATCTCTGGATCTCTGGTTAATCTTCCCATCAAAATAACTTTATTCATGTTTCGTCCACCTTTCAAATTTACTACACTATTATATTATCATATACTTATCGCTATGTCAATACTTTAAATGACTTCATAATCTTCTACATACTTACCCTGTAAATACTCAACAACCTTTGCAAACCTGTCTGTAATATCTAACTGATAAGTTGTCTTTAACATTGCGACATTGCTATAAATGTTAAAACTTCCTCGTGGTGTCGTCACTCTTTTGACACTTTCACAATCGTTATAAACAAGTCGCTTCTTGCCAGTTTCTTCACCGAATAAAAATCCTGTACGGAAATTGTCAGGTGTACTCATTATTTTTGAACCTGTCTTTTTCGGTACTCCGGCTATTGTTATTTCGAAACTATCGCCAATCTGCTGACAGTATTTCTTTGCACCCAATGTCACAAATACATCAGCATTATCTTCCATATCAATAATACCCAGATACTTTTCAGCACCTTTCTTTGTAACAGCATAATTTTTGACATAATCTTTATCACTTGGGCTATAACTTTCCAAAAGTCTTCTATTGTACTCTTTAATCGCTTCTGTATATTTTTCAGGATGTAAGAAAAAGCATGAGTCCGTATCACAGTAGACAACGTCGCGAGGGTCGAACAAATCTATCATAGATTGCAAAGCAACACGGCCTAACATAGCAGTATAACTACCCCACTGGTAAGCAAGAAATGTCGTTCTTTTTGAATAATACTCTTCCAGCTGTTCTTGTATTGTTGTCTCTGTTGTTTGTTCTTCGAGTAGCCCGGTTTTAGGATTGAAAACAATCATATCACGCACTGGGTCTGTATAGGCCATACCAAATATACCATTCACACAATTCTTTGATTTCATGTATTCGTACTCTGCACCAGCAACACCTTTCAATTCTGTTTTCTTCTCGTAGTAGTTAAATACAGACTCACGTAATGATTTAGGAAGAAATCCTTTCATTGAAATAAATGTATCATAGCTTTCAATAGCATCAAAATCATATTGAGCGATAAAGCAATTAATAAACTCGGCGTCATAAAAAGCAACATCAATAATGCCTTTGAAATTTGTTATACGCCCGTTATCATAACCCAAATCGGTGCATGCACCAGACTGCTTAAAACATCTTGATAATGAAAGATATGGTATAGGAATATATTTATTCTTAACCAATCGTGGGTTAAGAATCTTAAATCTACTAATGATAACATAAGTATTACTAATCTCTTTGTAGAGCTTAAAATCAAACACGCCATTCTTCATAAAACTAATAGGCTGAAAAGTAAACATGGGATATGTACTATTACATATCATCTGATAGGGGTAACTTGAAGTAAAATCACCGTGACCAAGATTTTTCAATTTAAGACCAACATATTCTCTATTTGCATGTGTGTTGCCACCTGCTTTCAAGTCTAAGAATATCTCATACAGTTTTGTGTCAAGAGCTGTACGTCTAATAACATCTTTTGTGAACTGTCTGTTATGTTTACTTAACATTACATCTCTTACAGCATGACGCACAATCGATGTTGATGTAGGTCTGTTATCTTTGATGCTAAAATTATTAGCTTTCATAAATCCCTGCAAACCATCTGAAAGTCCTAATACATCAAGTGCTGAATATAGAAGAGTATTATCATCCAATTCAGTAAACGGGTCACGATAAAGGTCATAGTCCATTATTTCTTTTTCTTTGACATAAAACGTACTGTAATCTTGTGTGAACTTCTCAAGGTTCATATTTGTCAGCCTGTATGAACATCGAAACTCTATATTTGATTCAGTACGGAAAGATATAATTTTACGCTTTTCTGTAGCAAAAACTGTATCCGGTACAATGTCTAACCAGTCTTTTATAAACTGCCACTCATAAGATAAGTTATGAACATAAAAGACTAATCTATATTTATCAGTTTCAAATATATGCCTGACTAGCTGAAAAAACTCTTTGACCTCAGTTTCTAGTCGAAACATAAATACTGTACCAAGTAAATTAAACTGATAAAGATAAGTAAATCCTATAGGCTCATCAGACAGATTCCATTTTGTATGTTCTAATACTGTTGTTGTCTCTGTATCAAATGCACTAGGATAAGAGTAGAAATATTCGTCTGGGTACTTTCTATGCTTCTGTACCTCTATGTCTTTTTTATAATCAATAGAAGTCTTAATATCTGCAAGAATAGAGGACTTTTTACAGTCCTCTAAATCATATATTTTTATTGTTTTTCCTTTATATATGACCTCTTGCATAACTTATACCTCAATCTTCTTTAAATGAGTCTCTGATAATTTGTGAAAACGTTCTGCTATCACCTTTTGGCAATACACCAGAACTTTTCAAAGCAAGCTTTTGATTTGCTAAAAATACAGCCATTGTTTCGTCACCACTCTTGAACTCCAACCACATATCTTTTACTGTCTTTTTTCGTTCTTCCTGTTCGGCTGTAGTAAGCTTATAAACCGAAAAGAACTCTGCTAATTCTAGGTAATTATATTCAGATGCATTCATCTTTAATGTATCATAAATATAATCAAAAAACCCAGCAAGCTCTGTTTTATCTTTTTCGTCCAATACTGCTAGCCCTGTGTTTTTAGCCAGATTCTCTATTGAGCTTTGTTTCGCTGATTTAAATGCGCTTATAGATGAATATTTAGACTGTCCGAATCCCTGTAGTTGTGCATATCTTGCACGAGCTTCATTAACACTCTTTGCTTTACTTCTTGAAAAAACAGGTTTGCCAACTTCTGCTTTGTTATATTCGTAAATCTTCAATGATGCATACGGGTCGAACTTGTAAAACTCTTTGACACGCTGATTATAACGCTTTGCTAGTCTGTCTATGATTTCGTTCGCTTCTCGCAAAGATAGTTTTGAAAACTCTTCTGGTGTTAAGTCTAGATTCATTTTCTTTCGGAATCCACCTTTTCGCATTTATATCACCTCTGTAATATTGACTTGAACACGCTTCTTGCTACAGGTATTCTTTCAAAGCATTGTTGTTCAAAATTATCTGTAAGAACTAAATATTGTGTATCTGTAATATAGCCAAGTTCCTGCAACATTTTGGCTGCACCGCATTTTTCGTTATAGTTCACATACATTTTATAAAAGTAATCTGCTAAGCGTTCAATGTCTGCTTCACCTAATATTTTGTACTTACCGTACATGAGGTTAAACTGTTCTTTTAGCTGTCTATCATAATAATCATGCTTTGCTTCAAAATCGAACAGATCACGGGCCTCTTTATCTTCCATATAGCACCATTCGTTAAACTCTAGCATACCTATCTTAGAGTAAATATAACCAAATAAAAAACATCTTTCTGCTGGCAACGCATATTTATCATTCCACCTTATATTGGCACTCTTAATTTCAAACAACATTTTCTTATGTAATTTAGCGTAATCACGTTTTTTCATTATAATTCACCCTTTCTAAACCTGTCAAAGATAATACCAATACAATACCACTGAGTCTCAATCGGAATCTTTAAATCGTCACACGCTTCGAAATAAAAGTTTAATGCATCCTTAATACCAGCTGATGTGCTTGCACTCTTTAACGATTTCCTAAACATGTCACTTACATAACCATAACAACTCATTCAACAACCACCTTTCCATCCAAATAGACAAATACTTTCTTAACTGGATATGGTTCACCTATCTTGTAAAAGTAATACTCATACCTTTGAATTAATCCTTTCCAGTAGGATGCTTTTACTATCATTGTTTCACTTCTATAGATTATATTTCTTGAGTAATTACTAGTCATATTTCATTCCTTTCCGTGTAGGGTTCAATTTATTACAAATCTCTTCCCACTCTCGAATAAATCGGTCTATATTTCCGTCTGGGTTGAACTTTCTAAAGGCTGAAAGTTCGTCTTTTGTCCATTCAGATGTCTTTAATGTAACTAACATTGAATAAGGTCTACATTTAAAAGGCTGGCATATTACTGTGTTCATTCTGTCACCTCCTCATTATCAAATCCATAATAATCAAACGTGAGTTCCATATTTCTTGCTAAGAACATTTGTTTATCTTTTCTGACTGTAATGATAATCATTATCAAATCCATTGGTACAACATCAGCTTCAATGCGCTCATCGGCTGTAAGACAATCATAGGCAAACGCATATACAATAGAAAGTATGTTTGCTAACGGATAGGTATATTGTTCATCTCTGTTCTTTACGTTAGTAATGTAAAGTATGTCACGGGATGCAATACAGTGAGAACCTAAGTTTGGGTTCATTGCTTTAAAGCGTTGTTTAACTTTCATGTTCGTTCAAACTCCTTTCAAACGTCATTGCTATTTCCATTAAATATGGCTTATTCATACAGTCTTTCCTTCTAACTATATATTTGCTTTTACTATTACGAATATATGTTCTGTTATCACTATATTCAATAGTTACACCCTTATAACGAAAATAGTTATCTTCCACTCTCAGTACAGTTGTAAGAGTATAAAAATTCTCTTTCGTTAATAAGCATTTATTGCACGCTACATTTAAATAGCGTACTACATCAGTAAACTTTGGTGCACTTTTCACTTTCACATTATCACTCCTTTCATGCTCTTATTGTAACACAATCTTATGGAATAGTACAATGAATTTTTGGAATAGATGACGAACATGTGTTTGTTATAGTTAGCGTGCCAATTAGTTATGACTAACCATGAACAGTTTGCATGCTAGTTAGTTATGACTAACCATGAATAGTTTGCATGCCAGTTAGTTATGACTAACCATGAACAGTT